GCGGAATATTCGGAGGAAAGGGAGTATCAAAAAAGGACCAATTAGAAATCATGAATAAGCAACACGGATATGAATTGGAGAACATGGATTACCAAGCGAAGCTTAACGAAGAAATGGCACAGAGAAACCAAGAACGCCAAAATGAATATTTCGGAATGACAGCAGAATATAATTCCGCAAAGAACCAAAAACAAAGATTAACAGACGCAGGATTAAACCCAGCGTTAATGTACGGAAGCGCAGGAAGCGGCGGAGCAGGCACAGGAAGCACAGGAGGAGCAGCTGGAAACGGTGTCGGATTGTCACAAGCGCAAGCAGTAGGTATGGGACTTCAATTAAGCCAAATCAAGGCACAAACGAATCTAATGAATGCAGAAAGCGCCAAAGCATACGCAGAAGCGAATAAAATCAAAGGAGTTGACACAGAGGCCGCAAGACAAGGAATCAAAGAAAGCGAAACAAGAATCGATGAAATAATTGCAAAAATACCCTCAGAAAAACAACAATATTACGTGGGTAAGGCATACGAAGAATCACTCAAGGCAGCTAAGGAGTTAAGCGAAAACCTAGCAGCAAAAACAGACCAAGAAAGATTAAACCTCAAGGTACAAGAACATATACTATTCAAGGAGTTTGATAAATTGGTTGCTGAAATTGACGGTATAAACTTGGATAACGACCAAAAAACTATTATCAAAAACTCATTACAAAAAAGTATAAATTCTCAAATATACCTAAACACAATGAAAGCAATAGAAGCGGAAGCCAATGCCAAATTCACAAAAGAAAATATGAAAACTATCCAAGGGCAACTAGACCTATGGGTAGCACAAGCCGAAAATTGGAAAGGCCAGAGGGAAAACGTCCTAAAACAAATCGAAGCACAAGTAGAGCAATGGAACAAGGAAAATAAATTTACAGAAAAAAAATTAAATATGGAAGAAACAAGGCTTATAGCAGATATAATTCTAAGAAGCCTAGAGAGTGTGCAGAAAATCGGTCAAATAGTAGGAACAACAATGATTAGGTAATATGTGTTTATATCCAAGATTAATACCAAATCCTAAATACAGGACGTCCAAGAAGAGAGGGTACTACAAACCCTCTCCACATGACGCAAGACTAAATTATGTGCCGGTAGCATGCGGAAAATGCTACGAATGTAGAAAAAAGAAAGTTAGAGAGTGGAGAATCAGACTAGCGGAAGAAATCAGGCACAACAAGAGCTATTTTATAACGTTAACAATTGATGACGACAGCTTTGAGATGTTGAAAAACGAACTAGAAGTAAAATCTACCAAGGGAAACGAAAATAATATAGCAACAATAGCACTAAGAAAATTCCTAGAAAGATGCAGAAAAAAAACAGGGAAATCATTAAAACACTGGTGTGTAACAGAATTAGGAGAAGACAGAGGGAGATTACATCTACATGGAATATTCTTCGGAGATAATGCAGCAGAATTAGCGATTGAAAAATGGAAATACGGATTTGTATTTATTGGAAGCTTCGTAAACGAGAGAACAATTAACTATATAAGCAAGTATATGTTGAAGGACGATTTAAACAATAGAGAATTTACAGGGAAAGTATTAACAAGTGCAGGAATAGGGAAGCAATACTTCGAACGAGGAGATTGGAAATTAAACAAGTACAATGAAAAAAATACAAGAGAATATTACGTGTTTAAAAATGGTGCTAGAGCAATGATGCCAAGGTATTACAGGGACAAAATCTATAGTGAAGAAGAAAAAGAATTACTCTGGCTACAGAAACTAGATAAAGGTGATACATGGGTGATGGGAGAAAAATGTAAGATAGATTCAGACGAATATAAAAATCTACTAAGTTACTACAGAGAGCAAGCAAAACAGATACACGGAGACAATGTGACTCTATGGAAAGAAAAACAATATTGGAAAAGACTGGAAAAACAAAGAAGTATGTACAGAAAACGAAGAAATATGAACGAATATATCGACAGACAAACAGCAGAGAGAATTAACAACTACGAGATTGGTTGCTGTCCATTCTGACATACGAAGTTCTCGAGGTTCTCGAGGTTCTCGCTACACATGTAGGTGTTGCTTCGCAACTCATTATTTTCCTCACTTTGTTCGGCCGTTCCTCGCTCTCCCAGCTCGTCACTCAGGCACGCTCGACCCGGTCGAGACGTGTAGTAGTATCAGGCTGTTCTTTGTCTCGGCAAAGAACCAAACCGACCCCTTCTCTCATTTTTTATTAGCAATGCTGATAGAGAAGTGTTAAAGAAGTGTTAAAGTCAGTCATTTGTTTGGTTGGCTTATATTTTCGTGTTATCTTTGTGGTGTGAGAAAGAGATAAACACCATTAACAAACAAAAAACTTACAATTATGGAAAGAGAAATAGAAATAAAAGCTAAAGAAAATGACTCATACAAACTAATCCTCAAGCTAGAGTTAAGCAAAGATGACGAAGAATTACTAAAGAAAAAATTCAACTTACTTGCGTTATCACCAAAATTAAACAATGAACAGAGCGAAGTAATTGAAACACTATTCGGATATCATTGGTATAAAAATTGTGAAATCAATATAATTAAACAATATGAATAAGATTTACAGCGTATTAAGAATAGACTCTTGGAATAATGCTCAAGAAGTCTATACAGGAAGAATTAGAGACTGCAAAAAAAGTCTAAAAACTATAGGGGAAGAATATAAGAAAAGAGGATGGGAAGTAAAAAACTACGACTTCACATTAATCCTAAGATCAAATGCGTCAGACGATAAGAGATGCACATATTTAATACATTGTCCTGAATATGAGAAACAATACAATAGCTGTTATAGCGGATAAAGAAACGGGGGTCGTAAAATCCATAGAAATGGAAATTATAACCTCAAGAACAATAAAGGAACAAATCATGTAGGAGTGCAAAGAAAGCATGAGAAAAATGATTAATAAAAGAAAATATAAAATATTAACCATAAATGTATAATTATATGACTAAAGAGCAAAAAGAAAAATTAGTTACAGCAGTAGTAACTTTCATTACTACAGTATTAAGTATTCTATTCTTACAGGCATGTACAATGAGTATGAGTATAGCGAAAAACAATAACGGCACTTTCGAACAAAGGCATGAAAACAGTACTAACGTGGATAGTACGAAAATTAATAACAATTTTAATAAGTAAAAATTATGGAAAGAAATGGAATGAACTTATTCAGAGTCGAGAAAACAAAAGTAAACGAAGAGGAAAGATTCGTAATCGTATGCGGAAAATATCGCGCGTCAAAAATGGAATTCAAAACAAAAGAAAATGCAGAAGACTACATTGCAAACATGATAGACTGGGACATGTTAGTGACCATTGTAGGACAACTAAGCGAATATACCGCAGAAAAAAAAGTAAACGAAATGTTAAACAATAAATAAATAAAACTATGGTCAAGAAAACTATCGGAAAAAACACGCTGGGTGACAACAACAAAATGAAAGTCGCTATGCGTGACTACGAGAGAAGTACACATAACCTCTCATACGTCTGGAGAAATACACAAGCACCGGGAACACTAGTACCTTGTATGAAAATTCTAGCAACACCAGGAACAACATACAAAATTAAAGCAAACAGCCATATTCTAACACATCCTACAGTAGGCCCTCTATTCGGGGCGTATAAATTTCAGATGGATATATTTACCGTGCCGATCAGGCTTTATAACGCACTGCTTCACAACAATGCATTAAATGTAGGACTTGATATGGCGAAAGTAAAATTTCCGAAATTTGCCATAACATTAGGGAAAGATAGTTCTAAAACTCCATGGAGCAGCAGTAGTTTGCTAGCATACTTAGGTTTCAGAAACAAGGGTAGAGAATTATCGGATTCACTAGAGTTTACGCACAAATTTAATGCTATTCCTGCAATCGCATATTATGACATTTTTAAAAATTACTATGCAAACAAACAGGAAGAAGATTTCTACACAATCGGACTAGGCAAAACCGTAGAATTACCTTATCCAAATAACGAAAGCAATGCGATAAAGGTAATGATTAAACCGGGAGGGGGAGCAGGTTGGCTTTTGTCGAAAGCAAACTCAATCGACACTTATACCATAAAAACAGGGTATGATTCTGCAATTATAGAAGTCGGGAACTCCATATTCCCTGCTGATGGAAATATAGAAGATTTAGTATTATTAGGTGAGTATGGAGGGAAACCAGGCAGTTCAACGCAATACGTACAAATTACGGCGAAACAAGCAGCAGGAAGCAAGAGAATCGAATATGCAAATAACATCTGGCAGATACCATTCACTATTACAGACGACCCTAATAACAGAATATTTACGCTCAAAGCGATTAAAACATCAGGAGCAGTCACGTTAAAGTCTCATCCATTAAAAGATATTGATAAGACTAGAGAAGAAATACTATCACTAGGCAGCCAAGAGGGATTAATTCAATTCGAAGCAAAGAAAGGGAATATTACCCAAGAATATCTCAAAGACCTTATTCAAGTAGGAACAGAATTTTATAGTTCAAATCCTCAAATGGGGCTAGCTGTAAAAACTTATCAATCAGATATTTTTAACAATTGGATTAATACAGAATGGATTGACGGAGAAAACGGAATCAATGCAATTACAGCAGTAGATGTATCAGAAGGTAAGTTGGAATTAGACACGTTGATTCTAGCAAAAAAAGTTTACAATATGCTTAACAGAATCGCAATCAGCGGAGGAACTTACAATGATTGGATTGAAACAGTATATACAACCGATTATGTAAGTAGAAGCGAAATCCCTGAATATCAAGGAGGTATGTCTAGCGAAATTCAATTCCAAGAAGTTGTAAGTAATAGCGCAACAGAGGAAGAACCGCTAGGAACACTAGCAGGCCGAGGAATTAACGTAGGTAAAAAAGGTGGAGACATTACAGTAAAAGTTACAGAACCATGTTACCTAATGGGTATATGTAGTATCACGCCAAGAGTAGATTACTCTCAAGGAAATGATTTTGATATAATGCTAGATAACCTCGACCAAATTCACAAACCGCAACTCGACCAAATCGGTTTTCAAGACTTGCTCACGTGGAAAATGGATGCAAACCAAATTGTGTATGAAAATGGTGTACTAAAGGAATATAGCGTAGGGAAACAACCTGCATGGATAGACTACATGACGAATTACAATAAAACATACGGTAATTTTGCAGTAGGAGAATCAGAGTCATTCATGGTACTAAACCGAATATACCAAACAGAGTGGGAGGAAAATACGCCGAAATTAAACAATTCAACCTATATTGATCCACAAGCATATAATTATGTATTTGCAGATACAGATTTACAGAGTATGAATTTTTGGGTACAAATCGGATTTGATATCGAAGCGCGAATTGTAATGAGTGCCAAAGTAATGCCAACACTTTAATATTTTATAACATGAAAAAAGTAGGAATTAATTACAGAAGTAAGCTAGGAACACCTCTAGTAGAGGGTGAAAGAATTGAGTTAAAAATTGACAGAATGACGCAAAATAACGAACCTATCGGAGAAAGCGCGCCACTAATATATACACCAAGGAAAGACGGAGTAGTAGCAGCATACGACATCCGGACGGATAAGTGGGATATTGCCTTAGATGCAATGGAAAAGGTCAATCGAACAAGAGGTAAGATATCAGAGTTAGGGGGTATGCGAGAAGCCAAAAAGAGCATTGATGAGGAAGCAAAGAAAGCCGTAGCCAACGGTGCAATTGAGTCGAAAAACGAACTCAATTAGCATGTAAACACTTTAGTAAGCAAAGCTTATACGTGTGAAATGAACGACCATTAAAACCGAAGATTTCGCGGGGACGCACGGCATAGATTGTCCAATAAGTTTACCGCGGAATCCTCTTTAAAGAGGGTGGTACGCACGTAGCATATATTATCTAGTTTATAATGTAAGCTCTTTTAGAAAGAGCGAAATCAATGTAAAAATATATTATTATGGGATTTTTAAAAAATGCATTAGGAATGATTGGTGATGCAGCCACAGGAGGACTAGCAAGCGGAGTAGGAAGTTTTGTAAGCGGAATATTCGGAGGAAAGGGAGTATCAAAAAAGGACCAATTAGAAATCATGAATAAGCAACACGGATATGAATTGGAGAACATGGATTACCAAGCGAAGCTTAACGAAGAAATGGCACAGAGAAACCAAGAACGCCAAAATGAATATTTCGGAATGACAGCAGAATATAATTCCGCAAAGAACCAAAAACAAAGATTAACAGACGCAGGATTAAACCCAGCGTTAATGTACGGAAGCGCAGGAAGC